GGTGAATCACGCAATATACGATATGGCGATGGCTTGGACAGCATAACAGAAGATGCATTCAAAGAGGCATTTCCAGGGATAGAGGACTATGACGAGGAGGATATTATAAGGTGGATAAAAACTCAAGGCATAGAAAAAACAGCTTACTATAAAAAATTGGTTAAAGATCAAAATGTGACCCAACAAGACATGATTGAGTATGCTATGCAAAGAGCAGCAGAGGCAAGAAAGAACAAAGCAAAATGACAAGAAAATTTAAAAAACAACCAAAAACAAAAAAAGGTGTTAATGTCAAGTATGTGCGTGGTGCAAAGAATCCAAAAGCACAAGAAGCAGAGATCAAAAGCACAGCGAAAAAATATCGCGAGGGAACGCTGACCAAAGCAGAAATGGAACGCATAGCTAAAAGGAGATCCAAGAATGTCAAAAAAAGCTACAAAAAAGCCAGCAAAAAAAAGTAAGAAGAAGTCTGGTGGAGGTCTTGAGGCAGCAATAGCAAAGTACAGCAAGTCCTCTGGGTTCTCAAAAGAAAAACTAAGGAAAGTTGCAAAAAGAGGCATGGGTGCATATTATTCTTCTGGATCTCGTCCTGGACAAACACCAACATCATGGGCGATCGGTAGAGTAAGATCGTTCGCCACTGGTAAAGGTGGAGCACGCAAAGCAGATTCAGACTTGCTTAAAGGCAAGAAAAAGAGTAAAACTAAAAAGACTAGTAAAAAGTCATGAACCGAACACAGTTTTCATCGCTAATATCTAAAGGAGGTAAAAAGATGGATCACGGAAAAAAGAAAATGAAAATGAAAAAGAAGCCAATGGCCAAAAAGAAAAAGACCAAAATGAAGAAAAAAGGTGCTTATGGTAAATAAAGATGATAATGTTGTCGAAGTCCATGTGACTGGTGTTTCGATGACAGGAGAGTCAGGGCTGAAAAATGACAGTGAGAGATCTGCTGGAAAAGATCAAGGAACAGTTGAAAGCACAGAAGACAACAATAGCGAATAATATGATTGATGGTCGAATCAGTGACTTTGAATCTTATTGTAGGAGCGTCGGTGTTGGTGTTGGTTTAGAACAAGCCATAGAGATTATCGACGAAACATTTAAACAACTTGATAAGGAGGATGAATAGAACATGTCACATCCGCATGCAATAATAACAGATGAAGATTCAGAGAAGACCATTGGCTCTCATCAGTTGCCCAAGCCAGTAGGCTGGAAAGTTTTGGTTCAACCAAATCCGAGCAAAACAAAAACGAAAGGTGGTATATTTTTGCCATCTCAAAGTCAAGAAAATCAAGAGTACTTAACAGCTCATGGCAAGATATTAGCCACTGGCGAGTTAGCTTATAGAGATCGTGACTCTGGCCAGAGTTGGAAAGGTCATTGGCCAAAGACTGGTGATAAGATCACATATGGTAAATATGCAGGTCAAAAATTATCTGTCAATGGTGTAAAGCTTTTGTTATTAAATGATGATGAGATAACATCTATATTGCCAGAAGGATCGGAGGTTGGAGCCTATGTTGAATAAAGAACAAGAAAATCATGAAAAAGCTATGGCAGATATCCAGGAAGAAATAAAGAACACTGGTGGTGAAGCCAATGATTTTGAGATTGAAGTAACTCAGGATGATGCTGTTGAAAGCAAAGCTGTTGAAAAAGAGTCAAAACCTGAAAAGGATGACGATCAAGAATACAGCCAGAGAGTTGAGAGAAGAATAAAAAAGCTTGTCGACCAAAGAAGAGAGGTTGAGTTACAAGCCAATGAGCTTCAAGAGAAGAACAATCAACTCGAGCAAAGATTGGCTAGACTTGAGCAGGGTTCTCAAAATCAAGCAGAAAATCAGTTTAACCAAAGATATGACCAAACTAAGAGAGCTTTGAAGCAAGCTGTTGAGAATGGTGACACAGATGCGCAAGTTGCATTTAGTGAGCAGTTAGCAGATATGCGTGCTGCAATGCGCATCGCTGAACTCCAAAAAGCTCAAGCAGCAAATCAAGCAGTGTCTCCAACAGTTGGTCGTGCAGAGCAGATGGCTCAAACTCCACCAGCACCAAAGAAAGCTATGGATTGGTGGGAGAGAAATCGTTGGTTTAACTCCAATGGCTATGAGCGAGAAACTGCTGCAGCAAGAGCTATAGACGTTCAACTTGAGGTTGAGGGTTTTGATAAAGAAGAAGACGAATATTATGATGAGTTAAATATTCGTTTACAAAAAGTATTTCCTGAGTTAAGATCAGGGAGTAATGAACCTACTAAGCAAAGAGTGAAAAGCAGATCACCAGTCGCACCAACTGCAGGTGGCTCAACTTATAAGGGGAACAGGGTTCGCATGTCGCAGGACCAACTAAGGATGGCTAGAGAGCTAGGCATCACTGATGAAAAAGGATTGAAGCAATATGCTTCTGAGATCCAAAAACAACAGAGAGGGTGAGACCTATGACAGAGAAACGAAATATACGTTCAAGCGAAACCAGAGAAGAGATCCGTGTAAGTGAACAACGATCAGACACTGCATGGAAACCACCATCACTACTGGATGCTCCAGACGCAAGACCTGGAATGGTTCAGAGATGGATAGCTACCTCGATTCAGGGTAGAGAAACTCCAGACAATGTGTATAAACGTATGCGTGCTGGCTGGAGTCCTCGTAAAGCTGAGACTGTGAAAGATCAGAGATTCCCAACTATTAATCATGGACAGTGGGCAGGATCGATCGGAGTTGAGGGGATGATCTTATGTGAAATGCCTGAAGACAAATTCAAACAAATGAAGAAGTATTATCAGGATCGATCAGAAGGTCAGAACGAATCAATTCCAGGAGAACTGGAAACTGTGAGTCGGCAAGGAGGAATTCCAATCCAACAGGATAGGAAATCAAACGTAACACGTGGCAGGGATGTCTCTGTCATGAATGATTAATTTTTTGCTAGGAGGTAAAAATGGCAAATGTAGATTCAGCCTTCGGGTTTGTACCAGTTCGCCATATGAGTGGTTATCCAGCTCGTGCAAATAAATATACCATTACTTCAGGTTTAGCTGAGAACATCTTTACAGGTGATCTTGTTATCCTAACAGCAGATGGGGTTATAACACCTCACACTGCAACTGAAACAAATAATATTGGTGTATTCGCAGGAGTTCAATATACTGCTTCAGATGGCTCTTTTGTTTATAGTCAGTATTTTCCAACAGGAACAACTGCTACAGACATTGTTGCATATGTATATGACGATCCATACATTGTTTATAAAGTTCAGTCAGATGGGTCACCTGCCCAAACAAATATCGGTAACTGTGCTGATGTTGTTGCAGGTGCTGGTTCGACTGTAACAGGTCAATCAGGATTCGAACTAAACTCAACAATGGGGACAGGAACAGCAACTTGTAAAATTATAGGTCTGTTCGATGCTCCAGAAAATGCGTTTGGTGCGAATGCAGTCGTTGAGGTGCTTATCAATGAGCATATCCTCAAGGCAACTGCAGGTATATAAGGAGTATAAGAAATGGCTATGAATAGAGCACAATTTGCAAAAATGTTAGAGCCAGGACTGAATACTCTTTTCGGTCTTGAATATGACAGATATCCACCAGAGTGGGAAGCAGTCTTTGAAACAACTACCTCAAACAGAGCATTTGAAGAAGACCTATTATTAGAGGGTTTCGGCAATGCTCCTGTGAAGAGTGAGGGTGCTTCAGTTTCTTTTGACTCAGCGTCACAGCAGTTCACTTCTAGATATCAGCATGAAACAATCGCATTAGCTTTCAGCATAACAGAGGAAGCAGAGGAAGATGGTCTTTATGGATCCATCGCATCTCGATACACAAAGGCATTGGCCAGATCAATGGCATCCACAAAAGAGATCAAGGGTGCTAATGTTCTTAATAATGCTTTTACTGGATCTGGGGTGACAGGTGGTGATGGTAAAACACTATGCGCAAGCGATCATCCAACTCGTAATGGGAATCAGTCAAACATTCTTGCGACTGCTGCTGACTTATCAGAAACATCTCTCGAGCAGATGTTAATCCAAATTTCTGACATGAAAGATGACAGAGGTTTAAGGATTGCTGCAACAGGAACAATGCTTGTTATTCCAACAGCATACACCTTTGTTGCTGAGAGACTTCTTGAGTCACAGCTAAGAACAGGAACATCTGACAATGATTTGAATGCTATAAGACAGGGTGGTTACATTCCACAAGGCTATCACATCATGAGAAGATTAACTGACTCTGATGCGTTCTTTATTATGACTGACGTGCCTGATGGTCTAAAGCACTTTCAAAGATCACCTCTTAAAAAGGGTGTTGAGGGTGACTTTGATACAGGCAATGTTCGTTATAAAGTTCGTGAAAGATACTCTTTCGGTTTTACTGACTGGAGAGGGATCTTCGGCACAGGTGGTGCTTAATTTTAAAAACTGGGGAGGGTGCAAACCCTCCTCTTTCACCTTGACAGCGAAAGCTGACAATAGACACGACAAGGAGAAATAAATGTCTAACTCTACTTTTTCAGGTCCAGTCAGATCTCAAGATGGATTTGATTCGATCATTAAAAATTCCAGTGGCGCAGTAACAAGCACAATGGCCATGGAAACATATGTGGCAACTATAACAGTTGCTGATGGTGCAACAACAGGCAAAGAGTCTGCAATCGGAATACCATCAAACTTCATCCCTATGGGTGTAACAGTTGCTGTTACAGGAGCTGCAAGCAATGCTGTAAACTTAAATGACATCGGAACAGACGCAGACACTGATGGTTTTGTTGATGGTATATCAGCTGCAGTAAACTCTACAGGGTTCAAAGGTTTCTTCCCTTGTAATGGAGTTTTGGGAATGTCTGGAGGAACAACAACAGCTGCAACTGAGACAGCAGATGAAGTTGAAGTTGTACTTTCTGGAGATCCAGGTGCTGATACAACTGTTGTCTTAAAATTTTTCGGACTATCAAGCTCATCAGACGCATCTTAATTAGGAGATCATCATGGCAGATATTACAACTACTACTACGATCTCTGATAATCCTAGGGAAGTTGTCATGGCTTTTCAGTATCAATACGTTGATACAGGGAATGAGAGTGCAGTATCTAAAATAGATGTGTCAAGTCTTGTTAAAAATGCAGCAGGTGAAACTTGTGCAGGTGTAAGAATAATGGAGTGTTGGTGGATAATATCTGCTATGACTGTTGAGGTTTTAGCTGATGCTGACACAGATGTTATAATAATGCATCTTACTGAGGGTCAGTCTGGTTATCAAGATTTCTCAAAGTTTGGTGGATTGCCTAAGAGTCAAAGCTTTGGTACAAATGGAACTGGAGACATAAAGTTTACAACTACTGGTTCTGGAGCTGCAGGCGATGCATATCAGATTATAATAAGAGCAGTTAAAGAGTATTAATGGCAACTTCAGGAACAGTAGCATTCAGACCAGACGTTGAAGAGGTTATTGCTGAGGCTTTCGAGCGTGTAGGAATTGATGATCAAACAAGAACAGGTTATCATGCAAAAGCTGCACGCAGAAGCCTCAACCTCTTATTCAGTGAGTTTGCAAATAGAGGTATAAATTACTGGACTGTTCAAAATAACACATTAAGCCTAACCTCAGGCACAACAACCTACACTTTACCAGCAGGCACGATAGATTTCATTGACGTTGTAATAAGAGAAAATAATGTTGATACAGCTATGACAAGGTTGAGTTTTGCTGAATATAAT